AATCTCTTAAGTCCATACCCTGTTCTTCAATGAATAGGCCAGATGTAGCGTGTTTATAAGTGTGAGGAAAGGCTTTCATTTGACTAAGAACCTCCGTGAACCGCGCTGCTCTACGCAGAACTTCTCATACGTCTCAGGCTGTGCTTGTTGAAATAGCTTGGGATCAAACCGTTTAGTAGGCTTGCTTTCCTTCCATGTAGCGAGAATGTTGCCGTCCACCGTGACTAGCTCACCAGATGATTTCATACGGTTCTGTATGGCCACCGTCATAGCTTCCTCGGCTTCCTCTAGCTCCTTAATGCGTTGTTTGGTTAGCTTTAGCTGTGCTGCTATCTGCTCTGCTTCCCTGTCTGCCCAGGCAACACCGTTAGTCTGCTGTGCATAGACTAGCTTGCACTCTTGAACCGTCTGAGGCTCAGGGGTCGTACCTGCTATGACATGGCCCCAAAAGACTGCCATCTTCTTTGTCAGGTCTTCCTTCATCTCATCGGTCACAACCATCTCATAGTGGCGGAAATACTGGCCACCAAAAAGTACGCAGAGATGTGCCTCAGATGCGTTTAGGCAGATTGCTTCCTGTATCAATTGACCACGATCAGCATCAGGTAGGATCAAGGGGTCATCAGAGAACTTATTCATCCTGTTGAGATTGTAGTTTTTGATCTCATAAGGGATGTAACCGCCCTTAATCTCTTTTACGTAGTCAAAGTGGGATTGCATCCAGGGTTCTGAGGGGTGTACACCAGTCCAGTCAGCCTTAGCTAAGGGATAGCCTAGCTTGTCCTCAGCAATACGGGCTATAAAAGGTTCCATCATGTGACCTGCCTGGACAACCTCTACTTGAGACAAGTCCTCTCTCTCAGCTTTACCCTGCTTTTGAAGGATGACAGTAACGGCTTTGCCGTCTAGTGCCATACGGGTATCAGAACTAAACCAGGCTTTGTTTCTGACTTCATCAGCGAAGTCTGCTCTATCGTTTGCCATCAATATTCTCCATTAAAAATGCGACTACTTTCCACAACACATCATTAGATTTCTCAAGACCTTCTATCTCGTCTTGCAGTTGTTGGAATTGTTCGTGTAGCTTGTCGTGGGCTGCTTTTAGCTCTGAATAATCTTTTTTGGTGCTCTTATTCATGTCTATATAGTCATGATAGGTACGGGTAGTCATCAGAATGGCCTCGCAGGGTCAATGGGTTCGCCATCGTTGTCATCACGCTCTTGCATGCGTGGGTCTGCAATGGGTTCAAAGAAAACTCCGTGCATAGTGCAAGGCCCAAACTTACGTACGAGCTTGCAAAAGTGGTATTCACGTTCACCGGTAACGGGGTTGATCTCAAATTCATGTCCACAACGCGCGAGGTTATGGTCATCAAGTTGATTGGGAATAAAATGAATACAGTCAATACAGGCAAGGATAGCCATAGTGTGCTCCATTAGGTTGATTAGGAAAGGGTACTACAGGAACAATGTTAATCAGGTTAATAGGGTTAGTCAAGGGGTTTGCAAAATATATTTAGGTGTGTTAGGGTTCGCATGTCTGATCTGGCAGTCAGGCATTAGGGTGAGAATAAACCTCTAGCTTTTAAGATAGGGGCGTGTGTAGTTAAAGCATAGACTCACCCCTGTGCCGAGATTGCCCACGCCAGGGCCACGCTCCTACCTTAAAGACTAGGGGTTTTTCTTTTGGCGGTCAGATCGTACTGATCGCGTCAGCAATGAGCCGAGATGGGGCTGCTATCAAGAAAACCATACAACGTGGAATCGTTGCGCTGGCTGAAACGTCACGGCGGGGGGCTTAGGGAAATGACCAGACCTAAGCATGGTGACGATCCCTTAACAGGGGCAGGAGTTTCCTCTCTTATCTCTCAATCTTGCTTGGGGGGTAGGGGGGGCTTTAGCAGGAATTAGGTCAGATATATAATTTATAGGGGTAACACACTGTACGACAGGTTTAGGTCTGCTTCTGTATCCTGTCACGGCTAAGTATGATGTTATCTCTAGACCTGCCGCAGTGTGCGCGAAGCGAGTTTAAACAGACAACAACAACAATACAAATCCCATCAATAACAAACAAGATACAAACAATAAACCTTGACCGATCATGCTAGGGATTGATGGTTGAGTAATGCCTAGGCGTTCTTCTCTTGTAAATATATCTCTCATACAAAATCTTCCTCTAGAAGCTGACTAGCCAGGCATCCCCAACCGATAGCTCGGCCGCGTATTGCACGTCCTCGAAATCTTTCAGGGTAAGTGTATTGGCCGCTTCATCCCTGGCATCTGCCAAGTTTAAAGCATCAACATATATTGTCCTGGTAATGCTCATATGTACCTCAACTTCGTATTTCATAATTAACCTCTCTCGAATAGGATAGGGGTGAACCGCACCCCTGCGGTGTTACATATAAAAGTTAGTAATGTGTGCAGTCAATGCGTTGAACTTTTCTTTATAACGCTGAATTAACGCTTCATCGTCATCAAAGATGTTATGCACTACACTTGAACGCTCTTTTATCAACCAATCATGATAGGAATCGCGGCCTTCAATTTCAAACAAGTGAAGTGCAAAATCAGCATCTAATGTAGCTTCATCTTCTGGCCAATTGGCTTCTGCATCTGCAAGTAATGACATAGTAATACCCTCTTGATTAGGAAATGCACCTGATCGGCAGGTGCTACCGTGTTACCCCTTACGCTGCTAACTGTTCCTCTTCCTGCACTTCAACTAGATGCTTACCATTGATATAGTCAGCGGCTTTTTGTGCCAGTGCAGCTGCCTTGAATATAGCCTTGCTATCATCACGGCAAGCCTTAAGCCAGTGGCCAATATAACCTGCATGACGTAGTTCACCGTTAAGGCCATAATCCTGAGCAAGAAACGCTGCGCCTAACTCAGCGACTAGTTCCTCGAACGCATAATCAGGATTCCCAAACCGTTCGCCAAATTTACGATCACACCTTGATGCGTGGCCAGTCCAATGCGTTAGTTCGTGAAACGCCGTTGCATAGAATTGATTAGCATCGGTGAAATCGGCTAAATGTGGCATTTTGATATGATCAAAGGTTGGTGAATAGCACGCTACATCGCCGCCATAACTGATCACTGCACCTGTTTTCTTAATAGCATCTTCGCAAGCCTGATTGCGTTCCGGTTCGGTCTTAGGTGTGCTATCACTGGTAGTTACTTCAATCCCCTCTACCTGATTGACGTTAAACACCCAAGAACCTTTCAAGAGCATATAACTAATATCCTCGCCTGTTACCTTGTCCTTACCTGCAACGCTAGGCTTAAAGAAAACGATCTGAGTACCCTTTTCGCCTTTTTTAACGTGAGCACCTAACGCTTCCCACTGTTTATATGTTCCCCACACTGGTGAACCGAAACGCATACCGCTAATCGCTAGAATCAAACGGTTGATACCTTGGTAGGCTTTGCCTGATTGGATATTACGATCTGCACCGGTAGCGACTGAACCCTGCCAAGGCTTAACCCAAGGTGCAGCCCCTTTTTCTAACTCACTGATGATTGACGCGGTAACGGCGTCATAGATTGCTTTGCTCATTGTGTGCTCTCCTGTTAGGACGGCTCTAGGATGAACCGTTAGACATAGAGTAATACAGTTTACTTGGTTAACGCAATACTTATATTCTATAAATCTAAAATATTTTATATATATATATACTCTAAATTACTGGTGATATATCAGTATATAAGTAGATTAGGATTACGGGTTCTTAAACTGGGTAGAAGGCTGAGAGACTACCTACTCTATCCGCTCTATCGATCGTTGATTCTAGGCCTGTTCTCGGCCGTTTTGGGCAGGGTTCTGAGTACTCAGAGTCATTACACGCACTCCAATGGTCAAGTGAATGGGGTAGGCCCCCCTAGTGAGCGTGACCCCCAACTGGCTATCCCCCATAAAATTTTTACTATTTTCCTGTACGTGTTACATTGCGTACTATGTTGAAGGAGGGAATATGCAGATAGAGAAGGACATACCAATACCTAGGGTAAACAGTTACCCGTATGAAGACTTAGAGGTAGGTGATAGTTTCTTGGTAGAGGGCAAGAGTATTCACAATGTGTGCAATATGAATACTAGGGCGAGTAAGAGACTGGGAGTTACACTGGTAGCCCGCAAGGTTGAGGGTGGTATCAGGGTATGGAGGACAGCCTAAAAGAGTCTAGGCGCAGATATGCGATAGAGATGAATAGGGCGATTAGGTGCAAGACTAAGGTGCAGAAGTTGCAGCTAGTACAGGATTGGCAAGCCAAGTATGACCCGATCATGGTGAAGGAATTGATTGGTTGTGCTAAGGATAAACAGGTAATGGCTGCTATATCGAATTGGGATGTAGACAACTGGGGTTTGACATGAAGTTCAATTTGCAACAGTTCTACAATTTCTGTTCACAGCTAAAGATTGAGACTAAGGAGAAAGGTCTCAGGAAGATGGATAGGCTGCTAGGTACGCAGACCTATGTCATGGATGAGATTGCTAGTGGCTTAGAACAAGACATTCACTTCTTTGTCATTCTCAAGGGTAGACAGTTAGGTATCACCACCATCTCCCTAGCGTTAGACCTGTACTGGCACTTTACTCACAATGGTTTGGGTGGCACGTTGGTCACTGACAGTGAGGAAAACCGGGATATGTTTAGGGGTACGCTGGGTGCGTACATGGATGGCTTACCTAAAGAGTTTAAGATTCCCCAGCTTGCTCACAACAGAAATAGCTTATCTCTCAAGAACCGTAGTCGTATCTTTTACCAGGTTGCAGGAACCCGTGCTAAAGGCTCTCTAGGGCGCGGTAAGGGCATTACCTTCTTGCATGGTACTGAGACTTCTTCTTGGGGTGATGAAGAAGGCCTAGCTTCTTTGCTGGCCTCTCTCGCAGAGACTAATCCTGATCGGTTGTATATCTTTGAATCGACTGCTCGTGGCTTCAATATGTTTCATGATATGTACACCACTGCTAAACGCGCTAGAACGCAGAAGGCAATCTTCTGTGGTTGGTGGAGGAATGAGTTCTACTCCGCATCTCCTGACAGCGATGTGTACCGAGTCTATTGGGATGGCAAACTTAATCCCGAAGAAAAGGAATGGACGAGAGAGATCAAGAAGCTATACGACTTTGAAATCACTAGCCGACAAATGGCTTGGTGGCGTTGGAAGCTGGCCGAAGGCATGAAAGATGATGCTCTGATGTATCAAGAGTTTCCTCCTACTGAAGACTATGCCTTTGTGATGACAGGTCTTTCTTTCTTTTCAAACGCTAGATGTACGGACGCAATGAAGATTGCTAAGAAGATTAGCTATGACAGCTATCGTTATGTGATGGGGAGTTATTTCCATGATACCCAGGTGGTTAAGAGTACGGAGCGTCTGGCTACGCTTAAGGTTTGGGAGGAACCCGTTGAACAGGGTTATTACGTCATTGGTGCTGATCCTGCTTATGGTAGTAGTGATTGGGCAGACCGCTTCTGCATACAAGTCTTCCGATGCTATGCCGATGGCATGGAACAGGTCGCGGAGTTTGCTACCTCAGAGATGAACACCTATCAGTTTGCTTGGGTGATCGCGCACCTTGCAGGTGCTTACAAGAACTCAACTCTGAACCTTGAAGTCAACGGGCCTGGACAGGCTGTCATCAATGAACTGAAGAACTTGAAGCGTCAGGCCTCCAGTCTTGGAGGGGTAGTAGGCCGTGACTTGATGGACGTGTATTCATCTATGCAACAGTTTATCTGGCGTAGGAATGATTCCCTTGGCGGCATGAGCAACAGCATTGGTTGGCTAACAACACAGCAGTCTAAAGAACGGATGCTGTCCTACATGAAGGATTACTTTGAACGCGGAATGATGAACATCTACTCAGAGGAAACGATTGATGAGATGAAGACCATTGTGCGTGACATGGGCAGCATCGAAGCCTCTGGTCGCAACAAGGATGACCGTGTGATTGCCTGTGGCTTGGCAGCGGCCGCGTATGCGGAACAAGTAGGCCCTAGATTGATTACCGCTAAGATCACTAAAGACTTGAACAAGAAGCAAGAGGACATGACACCCGGCGAGATGGCCGCCAGTCGTGGCGTATCAACATATCTAAAGAGGATAGGCTTTGGATCACAATGATTTAACCATCGTATCTGTATACGGTCACAACACTGGTGCTACGGCTATACCCAGCATTCTAAAGTCCATGCAAGAACTGCCTGGCAGCCGAGGTTTGCTCTTGAGCTACAACAAGCCTGTAGACCTGCCTAGTGACATTGAGTGGCAAAGGATAGAGCACACGAACTACATGGAGTACAGCCCCTTCATGATGCACTGTTTGCAATCATTTATTAAGACTGAGTATTGCTTGGTGGTGCAGGATGATGGATGGGTACTGAACGGCAACAACTTCAAATCAAATTATTACGACTATGACTATATCGGTGCTCCTAGTCACTGCGGCCTTGTGGGTAATCAGTTTCTTTTACAATTCGGATGGGTGATGCACCCTGAGCGCAGGGTAGTACAGAACGGAGGTTTTAGCCTACGCAGCAAGCGTCTACTGTCTATATTGAATGAGAAAGGGCTTATCCATAGATACGCTACCGAGATTCATAGCTGGAATGAGGATGCACAGTTGTCAGCCTTGCTTAGACCTACCCTAGAAGAATGGGGTATCAAGTACGCACCTGAGAACATTGCCAAGAACTTTAGCATTGAGTATGTTGGCCCTATCTACCATGACAGCTTTGATTACTCAGTTTTGGTTGGCCACCATGCACAGACCCGACAGCTTGTTGGTGATATGCACATCAAGATGAAAGTGACAGATGAAGAAGTAGACCGTATGTACGGTGAGAGACAATTCCTAAACTATTTACAATCAATAGGTTACACAATTGAACCCCGTCATACCTAAAGCAGAACTACGTCAATTACTCAGCCGTTTCTTTGATGACGAAGATCGCGGTATCAGCTTGCAATTGTTCGCTGAGTTAGCAGGGTTAGAGAAGAAGACGTTGATAGATATTTTCTATCGTGGGATGAATATGTCTCAACGTAGTCAGATACGTTTGTCCAAGGCCTATCACGCTTGGAAGAACGGAGAAGTACGCATTATGCAGAACCGTGATAGGACTAAGTTTGTGGAATACCGTGAGGAACCCAAGCCCGTCTTGGTCAGGTCTACGGGATTGATTGTAGATAACGGTAAGATCAAATTGCAGATAGGTGTAAAAAATCCTAGGGATTATTCTGGTAAGACTTTGGATGAACAACTAAGGGGAAGATTATGATGTTAAAGGATTATAAGTGTCCAACACATGGCTACTTTGAAAGCGATATTGCGGCTTGTTTTGTTGATGATTGTGAGGCGAATGTTATGCGCGTGCATTTACGTGCGCCTGGTCTCAAGTCAGAACGTACCAAAGGCATTGATACGAAAGCGAAGCAGCTTGCGATGGATTACAAGATGACCAACATCAAGACGGCACGCGAAGGCGAGAACCAAGCCGGTTATTACACTCGAAACAATGAGAAGCCTGTTGAGCAGCCAAGAGAGCAACGACCGGGTGATTCTGTCATTTGGGGTGGTGCAGGGGGCATGAATATGTCATCCATAACCAAAGGTGGTATGTTTAAGTCTGTAGCCGGTGAGCCGGTAGGCATCAATCCCAAAGAAGCCGGCAATTTGACTGGGCCTCGCGCTGCAAGTTATATTCCCGATCATGAAAATCTAGCGATCAATAAATAATGCGTATTCCATCAGGGCTTTCCGAACGCGAACAATTCTTCAAAGATTTGATTCAGAAGTGCATGGTGAGCCTTGAAGAACGCAAGGGTGACTATTCTAGTCTGCGTTCGTTTTATTTATTTGGTTCTGGCCCCGAAGATAGTCCGGCTATCTTTAACAAGATTTATCCACACATTGATACGCTGTGTAGCTTTCTCTACTCAGCCGAGACTACCCGTTTTTCCATCAACATTGGTGCATCGGTCAGCCCGTTAGAAGAACGCAAAGTACCGCGTTTGACGGCTGCATTGAATGACGAATGGCTAAACAGCAATGCCGATCAAGTCTTTTCAGAGGCTTTGACCTGGGCATTATGTTTTAA